TACCGCACTGATGGTCTTGGTGGCCGCGTAGGCGGTGCCGATCGCGAAGATCGTGCCGTTGGGGAAGTAGGCAGACATGGTTGATGCCCTTTCAGGAACGAAATAGGCCGCTGTCCGCGGCCTGGTTGCGATGCCCTCTCGGGCGAGGAATCGTCAGTAGGTGTCGGCGAGATAGCTCAGCGAACACGGGATCTGATAGCGGTCGCGCTCGGTGATCGCGGGCGACGGGCTCAGCGGGTCCTTGATCCACACCGTTAGGCCGCTTTGCACGATCGGCGTGGCAGGCGGGAACAGCGCGGCCAGCGATGCAACGAGCGCCTCAGCTGGGACCGGCCCATCGCCGAGCGGCATCACGACCGAGATCTGAAAGACTCCGGCATAGCGCCGATTCGCGCGGCCGAGGTCTGCGCTGATGGTCCGCGCCGGGAGCAGAAACGCGCGCAGGTAGCGCCCGACCGGCTGCGAGAACTCGACGTTCTCCCACGCGACCTCGATCGCCGGAGACTGCGCCGCGGCCCAGGTCGATAGCACCGACTCCAGCGCTGTGCGGATGCGGTCCTGGCTCATGGCTTGGCCCGCTGCACGATCGCGTTGAACTCGGCCACTGTGGTGCGCACCATGCCGGCCGGGGCTTGCTTGCTCCACCCGTTCTCGAGCCGGCGCGCGTAGGGCAGACCGTTGCTCAAGTAGGCGATTGTTCCGACCTGCACGGACAGCGCCTTTGCGGCCTCGGTCTGGCCGCGCGCCTGGTTCGTCGATGGCGTCACGCCGTAGTCCGGGGCGCCGACGCTGAAATTCCAGTTCGCGCGGAAGCGGCCGGTGTCCACGGGCGACTTCAGCACCACGCGCGTGAAAGCGTCAAGCGTGGCCTTGCGCACGACCGTGGCGAGGTCGCCCTTGGCCTTCTCGGTCAGGCGCGCGAGCGGGATCGTCCATCCACTCATCGACGCACCTGCAGAATGAAGACGACAGCGGTGCCGGCCGGGTCAACCGGTTTGACCGCGACGATGTTGTTCCACGTGGAGCCAATCAGCAGTGTGTCGCCGGTGTCGGGCTCGACGGTCATGCCTTCGGCTGCGAGGATCACTTTCTTGTCGCCGACCTGGATGCGGGTCCCATCGATGACCACGGCCGGGTAGGCGAACACGGCGCCGGTGACGGTGTGGTCGGCGTCGGTCTGCGTCACGGCGGTGCCCGGCGTGTAGGTGCCAGGGGTGCGCTTCCTCAGCGTCATCTGCTGGCCCTTGTCGCCGAGCATGCGCGCCGCGGTGGCGCTCATGCCGGAGTAGAAAGCGGTGTTCACGCCCGCAACACCTTGATGGCCGAGCCCGTGCCCACGAGGTACGGCGCCAGCATGTTGTCCACCGCCCGGAAGCGGGTATGCGCCGGCGCGAACTTGTCGTACTCGACCTCGATCACGTCCACCTTTTCGCGCACGGCCCGGCGGGCGACGTCTGGCGACAGCTCACCGAACGCGGCGCGCCACGCCAGTTCGGCGCAGGCGTCGATGACCTCCTGCGGGATCTCGGTGTGCAGCACGTAGCCGGCGCACTCGCCCATGTCGGGCCGCGGCACGTCATAGCGCGGCCAGTCCAGGGCCTGCGTCGTGCTGACGCGGCGGCCGGCCCAGCGCAGGCGGTAGGACTGGCGCATGTAGTCCGTGGCGCGGCGAAGGCAGCCCTCTTTCTCGGTGTCGCTGAAGCCGGAGTCGGCCCAAAGCGTGAGATTGCGCGCCGCGAAGTAGGCGTCTGCATCGGCCACGCTGATGTAGCTCTCCGCAGTGCTCAACCCGGTGCCATCCTCGACCACAAGCGCCATCTCGTCACCTCACGTCAAGGTTGCGCGCTGCCCTGCAGCGGGTAGGTTTGCGGGTCTGCAAGCTCTGCGGCCTGGCTGCGTCCGTACAGCGGCCACGCCTGGGAACTTCCGCGCAGCGGATGTCCCTGAGACATGCCGCGCAGGGGGTAGGCAACGTCGGCCTCGGCCGAACCATTCGCTGAGAGCGTCGCGTCCGCCAGGATTACCGAAAGCTCGCCGAGGCGCGGCATCGAACCTGTTGCCGCCAGCACCAGGTCGCCGAGCGTCACGCCCAGCGTGCCGGCGATGTCCGCGCGCCCGGTTGCCGTGACCGATGCGCTCTCCAGCGTCGCCGAGACCACGCCACGCACCGCGACCGTCCCTGCCGCCGATAGCGTCGCGTCGGCCAAGGTTGCGGCCAGCGCGCCCTGATTCGATGCCGGCCCCTCTCCGGCCGCGGCCAAGGTCGCGGCGGCAAGGGTTGCCGAGAGCGCGCCCGCCAACGGCAGGGTTCCCGTCGCCGACAGCGTGGCCGCCGCCAGAGTCGATGTCGTCGCTCCTGCCAGCGCCACCGTGCCAGTGGCAGATAGCGTCGCGTCGGCCAGGGTCTGCGAGACCGCCCCGTTCGCCCCCGACGTGCCGGCCGCGCTCAGGGTCGCCGCCTCGAGCGCCTGGCTCGCCGTGCCGACCAGCGCCACGGTGCCGGAGCTGGATAGCGTGGCCGCGGCCAGCGTCTGCGACACCGCGCCGACGATGGCCACAGTGCCCGCGGCGCTCAGCGTCGCATCGGCAAGCGTCGCCGAGAGCGATCCTGTCGCCCCGCCGGAGCCGGCCGCCGAGAGCGTCGCAGCCTCGAGCGTTGCCGACAGCGTGCCGACCAAGGCCACGGCACCGGTGGCCGAGGAAGTCGCGTCTCCCAAAGTCACCGAGGCCGTGCCAACCAGTGGCAGCGCTCCGGTGGCGCTCAGCGTTGCCGCGGCCAGCGTTGCATTCGTGACGCCGGCCAGGGCAATCGTGCCTGTGGCCGCCAACGTCACCGCATCGAGCGTAGCGCTCAGCGCGCCCTGCACCAGCACCGCGCCGGTGGAACTCGCAGTTGCCGCCGCCAGCGTCGCCGAGAGGGTGCCGACGATCGGCAGCGTGCCCGTGCTTGCCAGCGTCGCGGCGCCAAGCGTGACGCTGGCGGTGCCGACGATGGGCAGCGTGCCGGTCGCCGAAAGCGTGGCGGCCGACAGGGTCACCGTCGTCGTGCCAGCGAGAGGCAGCACACCGGTGGCGGCGAGCGTGGCAGCGGCGAGCGTTGATGCAAGCTCACCGACGCCGCCAGCCGCGGCCGTCGTCAGCGGCGTATTCCACGAGCCCGGCCCCTGCCACTGGCCGTGAAGCCACCGGCCGGTCGGTGGCAGCGGGTAGCGCACGCTCATCGCCAGCCCCAGTTCCCGCTACCCCAGCCCAGCGCCTGCATCGGCGGCATGGTCAGGGGCGGCAGCTCTCCAGATGCCGGCGGGCTTGTTGCAGCGCCGAGGCCGCCGATGATGAACAGCAGCGGCGAGAAGAAGCCGCCCGCAGGCGCAGTCGCCGCAGTCTCCAGCGGCAGGTTCGGAATCTGCGGATCGCGGGCGTCTAGCGTTAGCGCCCAGTTGTTACTGAGCGGGGTGCCTGTGAGTCCGCCGCTACGCCAATTGAACTGGCGCCGGTCCATGGGACATCACGCCGCGGCCGTCATCTGAAAGCGCCCGGTGTAGGTGCATGTGCCCGTGGCCGGCTTCAGCGGCTCCATGAACGCGATGCAGGCATCGTTGAAGATGCGCGGCGCCTGGTCGCGGTTCGTCAGCCAGTCGAAGGGCAAGACCGAGTTGATGACCGGGAAGCTCATGAAGCCGAGCGGGTGCCCGATGCAGAAGTTGATTGCTCCGGTCGCAACCGCGGCGCTGCACTGCATCTGCGTCCACGCCTTGATGCCGACATCGCCGGATTCCAGAGGCACAAACCATTGCTGCAGCGGCTGGTCGAGCCGGTCCACGATGGCCGCGCTGTTTCCGGTCACACTGGGGAGCGTGCTTGAGGCGTTGGCCTGATCGGTGTAGGTGCACGTCGTCCAGTTGTGCGCGGTCGCGGCGAGCGCGGTGCCGCCGACCTCGATGAAGCCGAAGTTGTCGCCGATGTAGTCCTGATCGGTGGCCGTGGTGCTCTGGTAGCGAGACGGCACGCCGGTGACGGCTTCGGTCGCCGTGCTGTTCATGGTCTTGGCCACCGAGAAAAGCCGGTCATACATCATCAGCGAGTTGTTGATGACCGAGGCCGCGAAGTCGGCGCCCACGAGGTGCAGCGTGCCGCTCGCCGGGTTGTTGAAGAGCACGCCGCCGGTATCTGAGTCCACGTGCGCAGTCCCGCCAGGCGCCGCAGCGCCGGCACTGCCTGCAGCCGGCTGCGGCCCAACCCGCCACAGCGTCGAGGTTGCGCCCACTACCCCAGTCGGCCCGACCTTGTTGATCTGCCGGCGCTGGCTGTAGCCCTGCGATGCGCGCGACAGGGCGTCGCTGATCGACGCAAATCCCGCATTGGCGTAGCCGAACTGCGGCCGGCCAAGCTCCTGCCAGAAGCGCTCCATCGCATCCAGCGCCGACATGAACGACCCGCGCGAGAACGTGCCGATGAAGTCGCCGTCGGCCGTGATCCAGACCGATCCCGGCA